TAAACATAAACAGTTTACAAATAAATTCAGTAGTTTTCTTAATGGCCAAACCGCACCAAAAACAGTAAAGTTTACAATATTAAAATTAACAGTATTTATCAGAATTCTGACAGACGAAAAATAAAAAAGTCAGTATTTATCGGATGGCCATTGCAATAAAAAAGAGCAGTAAGAATGAAATATCCTTACTGCTCAAAAATTTATTTTTATTATTCGTCACGACAAACCCAAATCCGGAATGCAATCATCGCTCGATGAGGCCTCGCAATATGCGGGGCTAATTTCCATCCTAAATATACCCGCCATCGATACTGGCGGGTAATCGGCAGCGTGCAGTATAACATCCAATGATTTTTTGATGACGCATAATATAACTCATGTTCGCCGGATTTATAATCAGCATAGACTTTGACGCTGCCCGGCGGCACATCACATCCGAACCACTCAAAAGCAAAGCCGTATGCACAATTGCGGTAAAGCCAGAAAACACGGCAGAAATACCGCTTAATATGGTCAATCAGCGGCAGCGGAGCAATGTTAATGCTGTATTTCTTCCATCGGTTATACGTAGGTAAGATGTGCCGCTCTACACGGTAATATTTGTAAAAGTCGTACCTGATGATCCTCGGAGCATATTTTGTCACGCAATCTTCAGAGTCCAAGCTGTCATCCCACGTTTGCCATAACCGCAATACCCCCGGCAATTCGCCGTTCTGGTCAGCAAACAATACGACAATCCAATTCGTGAGATAGCATATTGCCATACAGATTAACTGCAGTGGTGCATACAGAAACCATTTCATATCGTCACCTCGTTACCAGACCTGCAAGTAATCCACCGGAAATTAAAATCCACAAATTTCGCTGCCGTGTTTTAATTCTGATTTTCCGTTCCGCCTCTTTCTCGTACTCGTTCAAGGATTCCTCTGCTTTCTGTAATGATTTTTGCGTCTGATCGTTCAATTGCCGTGATATTTTCAGCTGCTCGTTGACTACTTTTAATTGATTCTGCGCTTCGGTCAGCTGCGTCTGCTGCTCTGTCAATAGCTGCTGCTTCTGCTCGCTGTGATTCGCCAGCGTCTGTAAGTTCTGTTCTAACCGTGTCAGCTCCGCCTCGGAGATTTGATACATCACCTCTGCCTGCACAGACGAACCAGACAATGACGGCAACAAGAATAACCCCGCCAACAATAAAAATAAAATAAGCATGTTTTTTATCATACATTTTCCACCTCACCCTTTATCAGTTGTGTAATTACTGGTTAAATATGCGTCTGGTGTAGTACCGTCATAGCTATAACTATTCGACACAATCGGCGATATATATATCTGCATACCGCCCTGTGGATAGCCTTTTCCTGCGTATGTTTCACACCGCAATACAGCCCCGGTTTTGACAGAAAATACGCCTGACTGTGTAGCACCGACTGACCCGGCCATGCGGCTTACTGTTTCGGATTGTGCTATCGTTACAGCGTTTAATACAACGCGATTGACTGACGTATTACCGCTTGATGTTGCATATTGATAGACTTTACTGACTGCAATAAGAGTGCAGTCTTTCTTTGCCACGAAGTCCGTTTCATTTTTAATTTCAAAAAAGTCATTAAAATCTGCAGATTGATATTTCGTAACCATCTTACAGACATGTATACTATCCTTTCGGCTGGTTTCAGATTCATAGCCCTGATATGCTAAACGGAATATTAATTCAGTAGACTTCTTGTAATTTTCGATAGCTTGACTGACTGCCGTTGATATTGATTCTGCAGATACAGCGTTAGCGTTAATCAATTCAATAATGCGGGATTCCGTGATTATTTCTGATTTTTTCGCATAATCGGTTAAATCCACCGTTGCATCAGATCCATCTTTGCCCGGGTCGCCCTTGACACCAGGATCACCTTTATCACCGTGCAGGGATTGCAGCCATTCTGCCACCGTGCCGTTAAATCCGTTATCGACTGCTATCTCATACGCCGAAATATCACCATCCCGCCCAATGCTGGATGGTGATATTTCGGCGGTTAAATCCTCGACGGTTGACATACTTCCTGCAAGAGTTCCGGATTCAGCAATTTCTGCTTGTAATTCGTCAATCAAAATTAACCTCCTCTTCCAGTCTAAACCTATGCGGCGTAATAATTGTACAGACATTTCCGGCAACGGTAGTTAGCTGTACATCATATACATAATCTCCGTAATCAAGATTTTTAGTGTCGTCATGAGATAGCGTGATAATGCCGTTTACTGCGGTTTTTTGTAGTATTTTTTCTTTGTCCGTGGTCGATTTTTTGACTGTTAACACAACCGTATCTTTTGTACTGTCATAAGCAAAATTTCCGGCAGATGTGATACTTAATGCTATTTTTGCCGTATCGCCTCGCGTCAAAAATATATTTTGATTTGATATTGTTAGCATATTACACCCCTTGCTCTAAGTAATACTGCGCTTTTTCGCGGATAATATCCCCGCCGGTGCCGTACTCATCCCCATTGTGCAGGATTTGTAAATCCCAGCGACAATCGGAATCGCCGGAATACAATCCGTATCCGTCAATATCAGCCGCCTCTCCGTGCGTCATAAAGTGATCATAATCAATCGGATTCTCAAAGACTTCTGCAATTACCGCCGTCATCTGCGCCAGCGTTTCAATCTGTGCTTCTGTCGGTGGATAGTCACCCAAATCATCAGGCTTTCCGTTATAACAAGCACACAGAGCAATAGCAATGCTGCCCGTATTCCGGTGCCACGTTGCAGACGGTGTTTCAGTAATCGGGCGGGTATTTATGATCTCTCCGTCACCGTCTATGCAGTAGTGATAATCGTCAAACGTAGTAAAGTGACGCCCTGCCGTCCAGTGATAATATGTTATAACGGGAAACGGGAATTGATAAAAGTAATCCCTATTATCTATAAGTTCCTGCTTAAATTCAGATATATTCATTTGTGTTCCTCCTTTATCGGCGGTACAATCGGCGGTTTCGACTTTTCCTTTTTCGCTTCTTTTTCGGCTGCGTCCGGTCTGCCGTCATGGTTCTTATCAACCAAAAACACTGAAACAAAAGTAAAAGCCCCGACAACTGCCGGAGCTGTAAATTCCTTGAAAAATGAAATTAAAAGCTGCGTATTAGCAACGCCTGTCCGCCACCAATCATGCAACCATGCGGTTAATATCATCAAAAATAAAATGATAAGCCCTGCACCGTATACATAGACGACTTGCATAGACGTTTGTATTTTCCTGCGGGCGGTAGGCAGATATGACACAGCTTTAGTCCATAGATTTCTTAACACATATTACACCGCCTTTCCAATCAAGCCGATAACCACCGACACAATAGTGGATATCAAGCCCGCCACTTTGTAGATATTATCAATTCTCGCATGCGCCGTCTTAGCCGTTTGATGTGCCCGTTCGTTCGCAACTTGAAGTTCTTGCATCTTTGGAATCATTTCAACAAGCATATCCAGCTTTGTTTCTATACGCACAATACGCTCCAGTGCTTCCGGACTAATATCCCCCATACTCATGATGCATACCTCTTATTTAATAACCGGAATAACGGTGCTGTAAGTGATTTTCTTTAATGCTTTCAAGTCTTTTGCCGTTTCGATAGCATTATATGTCGCCCGCCATTCTGCCCGTGCTTTTTTCATCGGATCGTACTGTTCGGCGGTTAAAACACCCTCGATGAATTTCGTCACGTTATAGTCCGTATCTGACAGCAACTGTTTTAACTCAGCTAATTCGGCGGCTTGTAAACGAGCATATTCGATGGCGTCCAACTCTTCCTGCGTAGGCGGCAGCGGTGCCTGCAGCTTACCGTCACGATATTCATAATTACCGGCAATGGACTCTTGCCATTCATCCTCGGTTTGATTGATATATATAGCGTTCGGATAATCAGATTTCGCTTTTTCCGTGAGCGCTTCGATAGTCTCACCATGAACGCCCGTGACCAATGATGTAATGCGTTCGCCGGATGTTTTATTATAAATTGATATGTAAGTCATATTTTTTTTTACCTCTCTTAAAATCCGATAGCTAAGACTTGGCATAATGGGTTCCAATTCATTTTAGGGAGCCATATTCCGGTTTTGTTCGTATAAGAATGCTCCGGCTGATTCCATTCGCCAACAGCATTCTCCTTGATCCACATGTTATTTTCTGAATTATTTTCTGTAACTTGCTTCCCAGTATATAGTAGATTATTAAAAGCAATCGGATAAGTGAAAAACGTATTACTATTTGCGCGTCCTCCTTGTATTATCAGGCCGCCTTTTAACTTCACCCACCATGCGTTAGCGTTATTAACGTTCATACTGTCTATAGCAGTAACGTCACTCAAAAAGGCAATTGCAGACCACGGAGTGAATTGTTTATTACCGGGATAATGGTTTGTTCGAAACCACATGCGCCCGTTGTCGTTTTCCGTGAAAATCTGTTGCACCATATTACGCGTGTCATCTATCCCGTATGGCAACGATATGATAGAACCGAATCTCTGACTGCCGCTAATATTTACACCGTGAGCCCGTGTAAGTGTCATTCTGTTTAACTGTAGTGCTTCTAAAGCGATATTATTATCCTCATCACCAGAAATGCCTTTTGTGTAGACTATATAATTGGCACTATCAGCAGTACCCGTTGTGTCCTGATTCCCTATTTTGTTCACTCCGGGTAAATCTATATCAGCAGTACCGTCAAATGATACTCCGCCTATTCGTCTTGCCGTTTGTAGTCTTGTAGCACTATCAGCATTGCCGTCTAACGCCCCGTGTACAGTCGGTACGGTTAAATCACCTGTCAGTGTGCCGCCAGATAGCATTAAAAATTTTCGGGCGATACCGGAATAATCTGCTGCATACCGCCATCGCGTCCATGCATTATTGATATACAGTCTGGTCGCCATTGATTTTAATGCGGTGTCATTCGTTACAGAATTATACATATTAGCGATATATAACTGTGCAACGGTATCCTGCATTAAAAATACGACTAATACACCGGACGTTACCATGCCAGACGGCGCACCTTGCAGGTCAAAACAGGATTCGTCGATAGTATATACTCCGGCTGCCATAATTTCGTTCCATGCATGAAACATACCCGCATTTAAATATGTGCGCCCGCCGACATATCCTTGAGTAAATTGGACACCGTGCTGGTCGGCGGTGGCTGTAGCAGCATTCCCCGCGATACCCGCGGCGTGAGCCGCCGGATTCGTATTATGATCATCTAATGGCGTTTTCGCAAATTTCGTCAGCGCTTTCTGTAGATTCTGCGATAATAATTGCGCGTCTTCGTCTTTCGCATCAAATGCTTGACTGGCGATAAAATCAGCTAACGCTTTACTCATCATACTAACCTGACGATATAACTTATTATGCAGAGCGGACGACGCAACGCCAGATTGCACGCCATTTGACCGCTGCGTGTGATTAGCATAATCCGTATCAGACATTACATTGGTTTTTTTTTCGTCAAATACTTTAAAATTATTATCAGCCATTCGACCATTCTCCTTTTTCGTAACCAGCGAAAACATCAGTATTTAAGTCGTACGCAAATAGCGGATTCGCAGAAATCTGCAGATTTAATCGGACGCCTTCCGGTTTCGGTATAATGTAGCCCAGTTCTATCATTTCTTTTAATTGTTCATCGCTAACGCCGACTAATGACACGTCAATCGTCATATCTTGATTGTCGCGGATCGATATTGTGATATTCGGCAGTAACGCCCGCCATCGTTCCTGCAGCGATTCAATACCGGCATCCCAATTCATTTTCGTAATCGTTGCTTTAAGCAATATACGATACAGCTTATCCGATAATACACTACTCGCGCCATTTTTCGCATTAAACGGCATTACCCGCGATCGTCCGAGATACAAGCCGATAGTATCAAGTTGCGTCCCTGCCGCTGTATCGATATTAAATGCATCCGGCATATCAAATGATATCTGCATCGGATCGTCTGTATAACTCAGCAGCATTTTCATCATTTCTGCATATTTCGGCTTGTCACGATGTTCCGACGTTATGCAGTCTAAGTAACCTTCATATAACGCCATGATTAAACGTCCTCCGCCGTGACCGTGCAGGAATTATACTGCGCAACCTGATTAAACAATATCGGGATATTCGCGACAGTCGGATTACTGCCCTTAATACCCAATTTAACATCAATGACACTAAAAGTCGGATTCGTAATATCCGCAATAGCCCGCGCCGCAATCGCCCAGATACTCGACAAGTAGACGGATTGTCCGATGGCTAAAATTGACAGATAATACTTGACGTAATCAATAATTGCCGCCTCGACTTCTTTTGTGTAGCCGGTTAGTTTCTTGACGCGGACACGAGCGTCAATTTTAACATATGCTGGGCGGAAGAATTTGATATTCGTCACTACATTTTCGGCGTTCAGTACATTAACCGCCGTAGTTCCGTAAGTTCCGCATCCCGGAGATTTCCGGAGATAGATTGCTTTCGCAATTTCCTCATCCGCGCCGCCCTCAACAATTGCCGAAATCGAATGTCCGGGAATACCGTTTCTGTCTGTTACGTTCGTATCATTCTCCAACACAGAATAACGTGTAACACCGGAAACAGCGGCGATCGCGCCCTTTGTCGATTCGATAACCGCCTGCGACGGATTCGCGACGGAAATTGTCTGGCGTGCCCGCAATTGAGCGTCGGTTTCAATCGGCTGGCCTAATACCGCCTGCTCGTTATTCGTGACAGATATCCAGCCTTTGGTCGGTGTAACAATACCCGTGACTGATCCTGCAGGTGCCCCGACGGTACCTATTTTTTTGCATGTAGCAGTAACCGTAACCGTGCCGGACGAACCAATATCTACTCGATACGGTAATGCCCACTGTACATCGTTACTATCCCGCACGATACCACCAACGACCTGCGTCCCGGCATCACCGGTGAGTGTGACTTGTACTGTACTGTATGATGCCTTCTTGCGCGTTAGTCCGTTGATTTTCACGAGCGCATCTAATGCGGTGCCGATTGCAGTTTTCGGTGACCGGTTATTATAATCCAACTCGATCGCTTGGAACGTATCGTAAATTTTGAGAGCAAAAATACTGATCATCTGGTAATCCTGACTGTCATTGCCCAGATAGATATCCTGCCCGTAGAGCTGCCGGAATCGATCCATCATGTCGTCTCGTATATCGTTATACGTCGGATAATGATATCCGGTACCGTCTATGTACGGCTTAAAATATGCCATTTATAACGTCACCTCCGATAACTGCACATCACCATAATCTGTACTCACCGTACAGGAAAACGTATATTGCCGGGAATCGCCGTTCCAGTATGAATGGAATTCAATGATATCCTGCACGTGATCAGTGCCGGTTATGCGGTCACGCAAGAGCTGCTCTGCTGCTTTAATATCGCTATGACCTAATATTTTCTGCCAGAGCGGCAAGCCGTCATTCAAATCCTCCCACCATTCAGCCAGAAATAATAACAATCGCGTTTTAATCGCCTGCGCGCAGGCTTCCCGATCGGTTACATAGTTTGCCGACCCGGCACCGAAAGTAAAGTCGCCGTTTTTGTCCAATCGTCTGTATCTCATCTTGGAGTCCCCGTGCTTCCGCCGCTATCCCCGCGGTGCGTATGGTTATTCATGTTAATACCTCCTGCTTTAAGCGTGCCGGAAACCGTATGATTACCTTCGGTCTGGTCATTACCGGACGTTGACAGGTTCCCGTTAATCTGCACATTAGCGTTTATCGTGACCTGTCCCGGCTGCAGATCGATGAACGTGCCGCCATCTTCGGTTCTGACCTGCACGGAATTATCGGAGTACCTCGGAACGGTGCGAACCTGCGAGCGGAAACCGATAATCGCCATGCCGTCCGACAGATCGTGTCTGCGGCGTTCCACCTGATTCTGCACGCCTCCGGATTGCCACCATGCGTCAATGCAGGAATCAGCGAAAATCACCAAGCATTCATCACCCGGCGAAACGGGCAGCGTAACGCAATAGCCGCCGCCGGAATATACAAAAAATGGAACGTTAATCAATATCGGTAATTCGACCCATTGATACGTTCCGTTCATTTCGATTTTTTCCCTGATTGTCGGCTGCACTGATACTGTTTGTGCCGCATAATCCACTTCGGTCACAACTCCGGGGATAGCTACCCGGAGAGTGCGAGAAAAATCACTTCGCTCACGCCGGGATTTATCCAAATTCCCTGCAGTTCTACTTTCTATCGATATCACGACCTCACCGTCCCTTCTGCTGAATCCACCATGATCGGTAACCCTGCCTTGCCGTTACGGCCTATGCCAACAATCTCTGTCAGCCACGTCTCGCCATGTGTATCACCGGAGTGAACCAGAGAATATACTTCATATTCACCGGACGGGTCAAAACGGGTGTTCTGATCAGCAACCTTGCCGCCTGCCGGTGACATATTCGGTTTCATCATTTGGCCGGTATCAACCGCCGTCCGCTTAATAATATCATTGTCAATTTTAATTAAACCATGAATCGTGACGACCGGATTTAATAGCATGCGAATACCAATGCCGTCATCAGTATATTCTGGTGTCCCGACCAATCCTGTTTGTGGTGTAAGATATAGACATTTATCATCCGGGATCGGGTCGGTATATTTTCGGACTTCGAGCTTACCATTATCGACTTGCACGAACGAATCAGTGGTGCGCGCCTGATCATCCAATATATCTGCCGGATAACCGAAGCATACTTTGCCTCGCGGCAATGTTGTTTTCGGTAGATTTTCTGATACATGCTCGATTTCAATCGGATAATATGCCAGCTTGGCCACCGCTTCGATGACATCACGAGGATTACTGCCCGCCGCCAGTGTAGTCCGTATAAAATTACCGCCGTAAAAGCTCTTGCCGTCAGCAGCTATGATTTCCAGTCGATAATTGATACCGTCCTCACGATTTCGGAAAACCTGTATAATATCGCCGTCAAAAATCAAGCCGTACTGCGCCGCATATCCGGCTTCGAGCTGGATATGAAAGCCCTCTTTGATGATTTGCGCTTCCGTATCCGGAGCCAGATTATATATCATAATATGCGCAATTGACGGCTGTCCTAACGCATTTTTCTTGATCTCAAATACTGTCCGAAGATTAGACACATCGAGAGCTGTTGTCTCTTCGTATTGCACTAATACCCGCCACATACGACCGTATAACCCCAGTTCGGCGGTATTCGTGAGTTCCTGCCGTGCGCTCATAACGTATCACTCCAGACCAACAACCAATCAGCACCAAGATTTCCTGCATTCGGCCATTCATCTTCCATCTTATGCGCGGGAATAATGCAAGCCGAACCGATCTCGAGATATGAGTATTGCTCTAATATATTCTGCCCTGGCAGCATAGGCAGATTGTGGATTAATTCATTGCCATGGCTGTCGGAAGCAGATACACTCCAATATCCTGCAATTTCGTTGTACCGCGTAGAGAATACCAGCGTTATATTTTTCTTGTCTACCGGAATTTTACAGGAAAATGTATTCCGAGGTTTCGCGGTAATCGGTATGATCGAGTACATCACTTACCTCCGATCGCTTTATTTGCTGCATACAATATACTTTCATTATTTGCCGGTGAATCTGTATCGACAGCCTGCGCACCGGAATTTGATGAATTCGTCGTTTGCGATCGGGCGGATACCTGAACTTCGGCGACCTGCGCCACGTCGATTTGCTCAAAATGCAGCGAGCAGTTCAATCCGTGCAGGCTGTTTACATCGTCCGGTGCTTCAGCATGCACAAGCAGCATATTGTGATACGTTCCGAGACGCGTTACGACATCCACCGGCGTGCGCGCAGTAATCATATTTGCAAACAATGTCCATGCAGATATACCTCTGTCGCCGGTAACTGCAGGCTGGCCGGGCGGTGCAAAGAAATTTGTAATCGGAATAATACTGTTAATCTGATTGTAACCGCTGATAACCGCGTCAAATAGCCTGTTCCCCGTCTTGATTGACCGGGAATACACTTCTGCATCGGACACCATCACGTCAATGTCAAGTTCTGCCGGCAGTAATATCGCGTGATCAGTCATCACCGATCCGCTCTGCACCGGATAATGCGTCGCTTCAACCGACAATGCGTGATTTGTCCGCATAATGCCGGAAAATGCAGCTCCGCCGATTGTCCATTTCGGCGTATATAAAATATAGTCCTCAAAATTATTAAACGCAGTGGTGTAATCCAGCAGCGTTTGATTGTTAAATACTTTCGCGACATCTTTTGTAAAGTCCGTCCAGCTGGCACGAGATGATGTGATTTCTTTACCGTAGTTTTTGATTGACGTAATTAAACTCACTGCATACCCGCCCCCCTGTCATAGATATTACAAATATCACGTTCCGGCAGTACCTTTCTGATTTCTGATGCCGCCGCTCTGCCGATAGCCTGCGGATCGGCGTTATTGCCGTAGACATTGATGGTTACTGGCGCATTAACGGTATTTCTTGAACTGCGGGAATCCGCAAAGCTGCTCGTCCCCGCAAGATTGCTAATCGTACCCGTCCATTCGCCCCACTTTTGCTTTACTGCATTCCAGCCGTTTTCAAGTACCCTGCCTGTATTTGCTGCTCTTTCCAACAAAGACGGACTCCCGGACGGCGTTACATCCGGTTCCTGTGGCGGCGGGGGATTATTCCGTGCCCATTCGTCCGCTTCCTGTTGTATGATCGCTTTCGCGTCAGCACGTTCCGAGTCCCAGCGGTCATGTAATTGCTCAGCAGTAACGCCTTCACTGTTAGCCGTATATCCATTACGGACGTTATAGATTGCGTCAATCAATGCTTTTTGCGATTCAGCGGACATATTGATGGCACCTGCTCCGCCCATTGCCTGTATTGCCCGCTCGATGATATTCGTCCCGCCGCCATGCTGCACGGCAACTGACCAGACGGCTTCACGCACACCTCGAGATTGTTTTTCAATATTTAGCCCCGTACTATTCAGGATCTGCGCAACTTGCGGAGCATAATGCGTTTTTGCAATATACTGTCGCTGCGCTTCCCGGAACCCTTCGGGATCTTCACTGGCAATATCGCGCCATTCCTGATCAAAGTCTGCAGAGCCGACAGCTCCCGCATTTGATAAACGGTTATACCACTCGGTATTGATGCCGGACAAGTGCTGCAGGAAATCTGGTATATTATCTGGGATAATCTGCCAGCTGCCATACGCTCCACCGGAACCCCCTGTGGTACCCGGTGCGCCCTCATATTTTGACGATAGCGCGCCCAGACGCTTGTCGGACAAGTCGACACCGCCAGAGAACATATTACCGATGAGAGCTTTTGCTCCGGCAAAATCACCCGTCAATAATTTACCGATGATATTCGCGAATTTTCCGATGCCGGAAATCATCTTTGCAATAGTAATAACAATTTGCTTAAGGACTTTTTTAAATGACGTCCAAGCGCGAGTTTTACTTGTAATGCCGTCACTGATTTTGAAGAATTTTAGAATTCCGTCAATCAATGACGATATGCCATTCACCAATGACGTGACGCCCTGCCCGAGAGAATCGAACGCTTCGGAAAACGCATTAACAGTTTCTGTATCGACGATATACGTCCATAGCTCAGACAGTTTTTCAAAAAATCCTTCACCGAGATATTCTGCTATATTGTAAATAGCCTTCGCCATCCGCTCAAACGCATTAACGAATGCCTGCAGCCTCTCAGAATGTTCAACCCAGTGGAAAAACCGACTGACATAATCAACCATGATTGACCATGCCTTATTACACAGTTCTAATACACTGTTCAGCTTTTCCCACTGCTCACCAAACAGACTTTTCTTGCCGTCCATGTAGGCGAAATAATCGTCCAAGAGTAGCAGCACCCCGCCGATGGCCATGGCCATGGCACCGATCGGTCCCGCAAGAAACGCAGCAATAGCAGTGCCGAGGGCGAGAAACGCCACTCTGCCGTTATGCGGTAGCCGTTTCCAGAATTCGTTGATACGCTTACCGATGCCGGATAGAACCCGCCAGACGGCGAATGCGATATTTCGCACGAATCCGAAACCGGTCGCGATCGTTCGGGTAATGCGGGGCAAATTAGTGATGATGTAATCGTTGATGGTTTTTAGCGTTTTTTTCGCATCACCCAGAGGTTTCGCAAGGTCTTTGACAATATAGTAAGCGACCCACTGCATACCGGCTGCGATTTCCTGTTTTAACCGCGTGAATTCAAATGCCAGTTCCTGCACTTGATTCATGGCGGCCTTATAGCCGCCGCCTGCAGTCATTGCCGCACTGTCGGACAATAGCTGGCGATACTGCTCGCGGAGCTTCGGATTAATCTGTACTTCATTAGCCGATTTTCCGAGAGCGTCCAACGCCATCTTCATTTGTTTTGCCTGACCGGCGGAAACGAACATTGTCCGTCCCAGCGTTTCATACGCCATTTCCTGATCGCCCATGGACTTTACGAGTGATACTCCGGACGCCACAATGCCACTAATCGCCGCCGTTACAAGTGCGCTGGCTTTCGCCAGTTTCGGAGCCAGCGATTCCATCCCGCCGACCATTTGATGGACGGAATTAACCGCTTTCTTTAACTCCGCAACCGACCGCGCGTCAACATCAGCACCCAGTTTCACCAGATACTCTTCAATGTAGTTTGCCGCCACTATGCATCACCACCATTCATCATTTCCGCATATTCCTGTGCCCTGCGTTTATTTTCTGCCTGTAGGATAATCATTTCATGAGCATCCAACAGATCATCCAGTGTATAGGTACCATCAAATACTTCTTTCTGCTGCCACATACCCTGCATAACAGGCAAGTAAGCAAAAGCGTTAATATTTACCGGCTCTGCGACGGCGTAACCTGCTGAATCCCTGACAACAGGGAAGTCAAGCCGTCTTCGCCGAAAAAACCGGATAAATTAAATACCAGTGCCTGCGCTGTAAGAACGAATACAGCCACGGCTTCTTTTTCAAGCCCGATGACTGCAAAATTCCCAGATGTATCAAGTACCGGCGTAACACCTGCAGGAAGAATTTCTTCACAGGCACGCAAAGCCTCAGTCTGCAGCTTTCCGAATTCTCCCTCACTCATAGCAATACTTGACACAATATCATCCGTATTGACCAGCTTTGACATATCAGAAATATCTGCAGGATTCCCCGCGTGAATCTGCAGAATGGACGGCAGAAAACGCGACATGACTGTATAGAGAATATAGCTGCCGGTGCGTGCGTCAAATTTATTAATTCGAAATTTACGCTTCTTTCCGGCAACCGTGAGTTCAATATCTTTGTAATTCATAGTTCACCTCACGCCCGATTCAGCCGCTGAATATCGCCGAAAAGCAGCACCCAGCTGACATTCTGTCCCTGAGATTCGAACGGTTCATCCGGTTCTTTCTGAAATGCGCCGTAAGAGCAGGAAATCGTCTTGCTCATTTTCGGGGCGCGGATTGTCAAGCTAATCTGTGCCCATTCATCCGTGGACGCCGACCACAGATAATTAAACAGCCCCTGTAGCCAGTTATGCAGCGGAGATGTCTGCTGGGCATTGATAGATACAGTGCCATTGTTCCCTGCAATCTTGCTGGTCATTACAGAGCCGTCGGCAGCAATATTCTGCTGGGAGCGTTCCGTCGATTTGCTGACAGAAAAATTCCCGATACCCTCGCCGTTAACCGAAAACTGTCCGTAGGACGGATGCGAAATAACGGCGGTAACGTCGGTGAAAGAATAAGTTGAGTATCTCATGTAATAGCCTCCTCTTAGCGGTTGACGTCAACCTGCACGACAACGGAATGAATAGCCCCGGCGAGCTTCAGTGCGATGTAGATCGGCGGTGCGATACGGTTATCACGATCAGACTGAGGCTGCTTATCAATCGGTTCCGACTGAATCAGATATCCGTTCGGCAGCGTATCACCGGCTGTAAGTTCAAGCACATCATTACCATTCCAGACGCCGGACGCCAAGAATCCGATCTTGTTGTACTCTTGGCAAACATCTTCCAATGCCCTGTGCAAGATCGTCATTCCAGCTTCTGTCTGCGGCACTTTCGCATTCTGTGTCAGCCGATCCATGATAGCCAGCTGGCAATCATTTTTGAATTTATCAAGGAAAATAATTTCATCGAAGAATGAACCGTCGGCCATGACGCCCTCTTCTAACATATTGTAATAAGTACCGCGGTTCACATAGACATTACCATTTGCTCCCTTGATTTTCGTAACGGAATTAGACGGGAAAACAGAAGTTGCATTTTCTGTTTCAATGCCGGAAAGCGTCTTGAATTTCATGGTAAATGCGGAATTGATCGTACCGGTCATAAAAGCCATAGCATTTCCAATAGCCGCAGCCACAGCGTCGGAATGCTTTGTCGAAAACAAACCAAAGCAACGGCGATACAGTTTATTTTTTGCCTTAACGAACACACTGTTATCTGTAGCGGCAGCGTCATTTTCGGCGTCACCGGAAGTGTAAGCATAGACCGTATCCGGCGTACATGAATTCGTGTATTCGAGATTTGCCAAGTGCTGCGTGGCGGTCTGATCCTCGCAGACGATACCCACATACCACTCATAATTAGCTTCGCGGCATGCTTTCAGAGCCTGTACAGCGGTTTCTGTTACAGACTTCACCGTGGCAATACAGCCGACCATGAATTTATCAGGTTTTTTATTCTGCCCCATAAGCAGAGCAGCGGCTTTATACAGGCGGTCGGTGAGTTTGAACCCATCCTGCAGCATTTCATCCAGAGATGTATACTCGCGGACGCGTTCTGCTGCCGGAATAATATCGGTCTTGCCGATCAGGCAGCATACATTGAATCCTTTTCTGACTGCAGATCGCTGAGAAAGATTAACAATAATCTTGACAACGCTTGTCAGGTCTAACGGTTTAAGCGGCATATTAGCCTCCTTTTTAATAATCAGGGAGCATTAACACTCCCTGTAAAATCATCTTGATTACCAGAGCTGGGCACGGAATCGTGCGGAACGGTAAGTGTGACGTGTTCAATAGCTCCAACGTTTTCCGTGTCAACGTAAAGTTCGTTGTAGCGTAACGTCATATCAGACCGTTCCCACCATTGTCCGTTAAATAACTCCGGAGAACGTACGATAGCAGGATTCGTGGGAACCAGACACACGTTCTTACTCTCGAGAGTTCTGCGTGTCTTCTCCCAAAGGACACCCGCACGCACCTGATCCAGCCATTCATGCCCGTCCGTGCCATAGCACGTCAGCAGTATATCCCAGGCCCGTGTTCCGACGTGATCACGATATACGGTGCCGTTCTCGGTATGATATACCGGAGAACGGTCATTACCGTAACTGTCGTCGGCCTCATGCAGGTATAAAAACAAAACGGTATCCGTGATTGCAAATCCCGGGGCTCCGTTCGTCGGGTATGATACCCTCACGGTGGAGCCGTTCACCGGCTGCTGCAAAATATCGCAGATAGCTGTTCGGAGCAAAGACTGCAGAGCTTTAATTTTCATTTGTCCCGTTCCTCCCGAGCATAATTCCGATCATCTTCGTATAGCCGGAATCCTGCCAATTTTCAAGATGCATAATTTTATAAGTATTGCCCGCATACCGTAGGCGCGGTGGCGGGCTGGCGGTTAAATCAAGGTCTATCGGCTTGCGTGTCCAGAATGTGATTGAGCCGGATATCCGGTCGGCTTCCGGAAGCATCTCCAGATCGTCTTTGCCCGTAGCCCTCACGACACCGCTGACCGTTTCCGGCGCAGCTTGTGATACGACATACTCGCCGTCCTGCCACTCGCCCTGATTTTTAACAATCTGGAACGTAGTGACGAAATCCGGATCATCAAGCAGAAACGAAATATCCAGCATACAATCAATCCTTTCTGACTACATAAGTGATAGCCTCCTGCATGGCACCGGTATCGATGAGCGGGCGGCTTGAACCTTTCAGCTCAATCGTTCGCGGACTGTTCGGTGCCCATCCATTACGCGGATCGGTAAACCATTTCTTGGCGTACGATGCCGCCAGATTACCCGCACTCCGCAGACCTCGGTCACTCTTAGTCTGCAGATATTGTTTAACGCCGGTATTCATCGCCCGGGCAATAACGGCTTTATTAGCCGCGATGGCAGGTTCAAGGACAGGACGCGGCGGCGAAGCCCAGAGCGGCGACCCGTGAGATTGCAAATACAACTCATGAGCCTCGCTATACTTCATTCCACGCTCCACATCCTTATCCATTTCCTGCCGCATGGCTTTTCTGCGGATGCCGTGGGTATGCAGGTAGAGCAGTTCAGAGCTGGTTACCGATTCGCCGTCACGTGCCGTTCTGTCAGATGGTATACCGACTAATACGCCGATTTTTCCCAGTTCTTTCATGCGGGCTGCCAAGTCAAAATCGGCGCGTTGCTTCTTTACTACAGTCAAACCCATATCATTACCAGATTACCAGATTGTCATACCGCCCATGGCGGCAAGCTTTGCCAGCTGCACAAACTGCTGCCCGTATACAGTTTGAGAAAATGTCCCCCAACCTGCAGATTCACTCGCAACCGAGCCGAAATCATATCCGACGGACATATCTGCAACCGATTTACTCGTAGCGACACCTCGAGATAATCCGGCATTGATAATCTGCTGCGTGCTTGCGCCGTCCGGCGTGGACGACTGCAGGTATAGCGTGAGAAAATGGGCTATATATAATCCCATGCCCATCTCCCACAAGTCATTCCAGCGGTCATACTGCAGGCAGTTCATAGCCATCTTGAGCCATGCTTTCCTGACAACTTCCGGTACGTCTTTAAACTGCGGATACATCGCGAGGAAATCATCCATTGTATATGCGGGATTATTATCACTGCTTCGCACATTCGACGCAGCAGCGATAATCCCGTATATATTCATCAGTCACCTCTGGCCGCTTTGACGGCTTCAAGAAGTTCAGCTTTTGTGGACTTATCAGACAATTCCAGTCCGAGTTTCGTGCCCATTTCGATGAGTTCCGCTTTCGTCATATCGTCCAGCGGATCAGTATCGGCAGGTTTGTTTTCCGGGATTGTAATAATCCCGTCCTGCATCGCCCAGTCAAACATCGGATCGGCTTTAATCCAATCCGGGGCATCAATTAAATCCATTTCACGGGTGGCGAAAATCGCCCCGGTTTCCGGATTACGGAAGCCTACCCGCTTATGAGCAAAAATAACCATAATTACCTCCCGGATTAAATGCCGTCACGATAAACAAACGGTTCTGTGTAATGGACTTTGACCTGACCGACAGCCGACACATACAAGCTGTCGTAGGATGCATTCGCAACTACCGGCTGCGTCATAGCGCGAGTGAGCGGTACCGGAACATCCATGCCAACAAAGCGTTCTTCATTGACGTAAGCGACCATGCGGTCTTTCTGGCCGACGCCGGCCTTTTCGCACCAGCGGCATTCGCCGATAAACAGGTCGACGCCCTTATTCTTAGCAATGTTATTCTGCTTGAGATATTCAAGAATGGAGATTGCACCGTTCACGCCGGCGATGGAAACCATAGTAGTTACTAGATACCCATACTGTGTCGGCGGAATCAGAATATGGTTCGGAATAGCAGTCTGGTCATATCCGGAAGCAGCCCACCCTGCCATGATTGCCTCGTTGATATCCGTGAGAATTTCAAGCGGCGTTTTCTTCTTCCATTCAGTCGCGGCCGCAGCACCTGTAGCAACAGAAACCGGTGTTACTTTAGACTGGTTTACCAGCCCCTCGGTACCGTAATCAGCATTACCGATATAAGTATTGCTGTCCATGTACTTGTCGTAATCAAGACGGATACCGGTGTTGTAAATCTGTTCAATGGAGCGTCCGGTTACAGCACCGCGCTGCATATCAACGAATTTAACACCCATGGTGATTTCATAAGGCAACACCTTAAATACGTCTTTACCGACGTTCGCCTGAATTCTGCGGATTGCGTTCTGGATGCCGCCGGTTTCGGAGTTACCGCCGACCGCAGCATAGTCGACATTCATCGCGCTTGTGGATTCTACCCATCCGCCGCCGGACTGAATACTAATATCACGGGGATATGTAGTGCTTGTCAACGGTTCGCGCAGTTTCGGATCGATTTTTTCAAGTTCGGACACAAGAAAGGACAGACCGCCGGAAATAGCAGAGCTGTCAAAAGTCGGTACGGCGTTCCCGTACATGGACGGCATCGTGATTTTTCTACCCATAATTATTATTTACCTCCTGTTAAACGCCCTGACGGGTTACAATAACGACCTCGGCGACGTTATTCGCATCTTTACCGGTCGCCCACTTAGCATTAGTAAGCTGTACTGTATTTGTTGCATCTGCAGCTGCTGCAAATTCTCCCATTTTGTGACCGCTTACGGCTGCTTTGTATACATGCACGGCACCGCCCACAGTCGGATTCCCTGCAACACATTCAACCATGACCGCACCGCGTTCAAGAATATCGCAGTTTTCATTGGCTTCATAATATCCGTGGTTCTGATCAGGATAAACCAGAGCAGACTTTACACGACGCATAGCAACACCTGCAAATGCGGCAGCAGTACCTGCCCCCGCTCCAAGCAGCGTACAGGTTCCATCGGCTCCGATTTCAACGGCAGCACCGAACGGGATATTCGCAGCACCTTTCTTTACCGGTCTGGTACGAGAAATTTCATCCCCCTGACGGCTGATCTGACCGGGATAGCCGAAGTTCAAAGTCTTTCCAATAACTGTTCCTGGCATAATTATTTACCTTCCTTTCTGTAATGAGGATTCATTTTTTTGCAGGCTTCCCCGAAATCGGATGCGTGAGCCATGCCATGGTCTGCAGCTTTTGCATGCAGCATTTTAGCGAAAACTGAATTATCCTTTTTCTGCGGTATCAGTGCGCCACGAAGTCCGTCAACGACTTTTTGCTGCTGATCATCCGGCAGTGCTGCGATAGTCGGTTTAATCGCCCGAAGAATAGAACGAGCTACCGCGCGGTCAACAGTCGGTTTTTCGTCTTCATCGTCCTCGTCTTCGGTTTTAATATTTTCCGGAGCTTCGGTGACGGACTCCTCGTTATCAATCGGATCTTCATCTTCAGATAATTCTTTCTCGAGATTGTCCAGATCGTCCGGTTCGCTGTCTTTCACGCGAGCTTCCAAATCAGCTATGCGCTTCATGAACGGCGCGAGCGCTGCATCAAGTGCTTTTTTTACTTTTTCTTCCGGTACGTCTTCATCTTTCACTTCCGGCTTTACTTCCGGTTTGGTCTCCGGCTTTTCTTCAGGTTCATTCACCGCGTCCATAGCTTTTTTCAAATCTTCCGGCGTGGTATCTTCATCTTTCGCAAAGACCGCCAGCATTCGACTTACAATATTACCTTTTTTTGTCATGTTCTTACCTCCATTTTTAATTACTGGTTTTTCATCCCTGATGGCTACCCGACTACCGGCTCGACCGTTATTCACGACCGCTATATGATTGCAGACAATATTACATTGTTCCAATCCGCCGTCGCATTCCCGATAATCGCACAGATACCCTGCAGATATTTCACGCTTTCCTGCTTCAATCTCGGATATAAGCGTAGCATCATAGATAATTAAATCGCCGATAATCAAATCGGCATTTTCACCGGCACCCCTGCGGACATTCGCACAGGTACCGCGGATATAACCGGTCGCATTTCCCGGTTCTACAAATTCAGCAGGATGATCGTCCGTTACCGGTTTTCCCTCAAAGCTCGTTAAAGTAGACTTCTTAAAGACTTCTTCCGGTTTTCGGTACACTTTTACAATTGAGCTATCGCTCATTCCGACCTCGCTGCCCAGGTAGTCCTGCTCACCCGTCCGAGCAAGCGGGACATTATGACAGATTAAAAAGCCGTCCGTCGTCCTCGTCATGTTGGGCGAAAAGCGGCTTCCGTAATAAGCCTGCATTATATCAGACCTCCTACCATTTTAATAACTGCCGATTTGTTCATACGTGTAATTTTTCCGTTTTTATGTACCGGTACCGTGTCCGGTATTTGTTCCGGCACAATAACCGGCTCCGGCGTACATCGGCAATTAAACGTTCCGCCGGGCGGATATCGACCATAGGGCTTCTGATATCCGGGAAATAACGCCTCCGGATTCGGCGGATCATCCCAAGAGCACAGAACGCCATCCATTTTTTTATGCGCCGATCGGGAGCGTTCATCCCGCACGCTGCGCCAGAAATACCAGTTGTGTCCCAGATCCTGACAGTCTGCTTGTATCATAGCTGTGTGATATTTCGCCGTTTCTGTGCGAGCAATCAGCTTTGACCTCGCCCGCGTTCGGTTCGGAAACAGTTTTAATATTTCCGCTTCGATATCTTCAGGTCTTCGTCCTTTCGCTGCTTGCTCAGCGGCGTATTCGCTGACCTGTTCCGCCGTGGACAGCGGCAGTGTTCGGATTAACGCGGCATTTTCGCGTATCATTTCCTGCACTCGGTGCCCCCGCTGACCGGCCATGGATTTCATCAGGCGCATATACATCTCGCGGGATTTCGAGTTATATCTGGCGGCCTCCCGCCAGTTTCTTCCGACATCAGCAAACAAGCCGGTAATCATTTTACCCGCCAGAGCTTCGGAAAATTCCCGAAATTCCGCCGTTTTTGACCAAGCGTCCATCGCCCGCTTAAATGCGGCATATGAGCTGCAGTTGCGGCATGTAAAAAGCGCCTGCTTTAACAGACGCTCCAATGCCCGCTGATACGCCAGCTCAATCCGCCGTCTCGGCTCCCATAGTGGCATATATAACCTCACAATTGATTTATCATCATAAGAGATATATAATCAAGACAGAAGAGATCAAGGTTGTTAGAAGAGTATGTCTTTCTAACGTAAAGTCATGAGAGTTAATCGTCTTCATGACTTCCTTGATCTTTTTTGTCATATACAAAATATCCGGTAACAAGAAAATTCAGTTTATCATTGAATATTTCAGGAGAAATGATAGCTTGATATTTACCTTTAGTAATCACAAAACGGCCACGCTTATTTATTTTCAACGTTCCATTTTCTATGGTGTCGGATAAATGCGAAACAAGTTCATCGACATCTTCATTTTCTTCCTTGCGACGTTTAATAATATGCTTCAGCCCGACTGCATCATTTCCCCAAATTAACGTAATGTCATCAATATCAGAACGAATAAATGCATTTTTGATATGCCCATTTTTACAATCAAGTAATTTTTGGACGGCAGCATCTCCGTGAGGAGCTTTATGCTCTTGCCCTAATAGATCGAGGCTTTCCTGCTTAAAGCCAATACTATTACCGCCACCGGAGCCACCGCCAGTAAATTTACCGTCATTACTGCGCGGATGTTTGCTTTCTTCAAAATCGGCGTCCTGCGTTTCCATCGAAGACATGCCGGGGATATTCATTTCACCGGCGGCTTCCGGCTGATCAGACGCTGCTTCGATCTGTTTATCGGTAATGTTCGTCCACATGCCGGTCAGCTTGCTTGATCCCTGCAATTCACGGAGCGCAGTCTTTTCTGATACCAGCCCCGCCGTATACGCCTGCACGACAGCTGCTGTCTGCTGACTGCCAAGGCTCTGTTTTTCATCATTACTCGGGCGGCGTACCGGATTAAATATATAATCCAGATCGTCTGGCACTGCTCCCAACGCAGACATACAGACAATCGGCAGCAGCTTATCAAGCACCGGACGTAACTGCGATTCCTGCGACTGCTCAATGGTGTCATAGTAATTATCCATATCGGCATCGCCGGTGGAGTTCATCCCTGCAGGCGACCGACCAAATAACTTTGTAACAGGAATCCCGCACGCCCCAGAAACATCCATCATAAATCGGTCATAAACCTCGCCCAGACCTGAGAACGTATATTGATGGGATTCATAAGAATCATCTTTGCCGAGAATCTGAATGCCGTTATTATTCAGCATCATATTCAATCCTTCGAGCGTATTATATAAAGCCTGCTGCGACTTATCGCCGCCGTACGCCAAGAGCTGCTCCATCCCGTCAATTTTCATAACGCGGATGTTGGCCATGAACGTCAACAGGGCAATATTCCATGAAACGTTATCACGCTTTTTCAATTCCGAAAAAACGTGTTCCATTTCAGACGTACCCCAGTAGTTCTCGGCTAATTTCTCGAGATATGGCATTTCGCGGCCGGAGAACCGGCAGACGCGGCTGTTGTGCAGTTGGATAACGCCCTGTCCTTCCGACAGCGTAACTTCGTAATATTCCGGCATACCGAAATCCGGATCGGTGATGTCGGTGATTAAATCGGCACTCGGTATTATACCAGACCACCTGTCCATAATCAGCAGTCCTTTAAACGCACCCGGCATCACACGATCCAGATCCAGCGGCTCATCCATGCGATCAGCCTCACCGTCAATCATAATAATACCGGCAGCTCCACCATACAGGCGTCCCCAATATAGACCGTTTAATATTTTCGAGTGCAGGCGCGTCTGACGGATAACTTTTGATATTTTCTGTATCTGGTCGGGATTGATATCAGACTGGAAATCATAGCCATTCTTCATCATATCCTGCGGGATAGTGTTTATAATTTTCTGGACAACCCAATGCGACCGGTACAGAGAATTCAATACCTGCCAATTTTGAGTAAACCTCGTTAGCGGATATTCTGTCGCCTCGAGCAGATTCGGCATACCTGCGCCGCTGCGGGCAAGCGGATTCACAAACTCGTCGAGCGTGAGTTTCCGCCCCACGTTCCGCCCTGCGTCGTTCGTTAAGCGGCGAGCTTTACTTTTCTTCTTCATAAGCAGACAGCCTCCAGCTTTTAACCATAGTTTTTACACAATAACGCATCGCATCGCATGCATGATCAGATTGTTTTACAGGCTTTTCCTGCCCGTGAGTTAATGCGGCTTTTTCGTCCCAGACGTAAGACGCCAATTCATCCCGCGTATTCTGGCACCGCTCATGTATATGCAGGTGTAGTGTCCGAAACAGCATGGCGACCATACGGATTCCGTCATTGACGTCGTTATCCGCGTCCTTAACACGATACCCCGCCTGTCGCAGTAGCACCTTAAAACTGGCCGCAGACGGGTCAATAATTACGTAATCGGGATCTTCGTCACCAACAAACCGCTTGAAATCTTCCAAATACTCGGCATCCGATTTCTGCCGTCCCTCTTTGCGGGAATCATAATAATATTCTTTCTCTTCCCAAAGATCGGTACCGTCATCATAAATATCTAAAAAGACCATGGGATTTATTGTCCCATAGTCGATGGAAATATATCTTCTGCTGCGTCCCTGTAATCTCTCCGGCCGCGTATCGTCATTGTACAGATTCGCGTCGGTAAACATATCATAGATAACGCCTTCGGCAATCACCCACAAGCCAAGAATCATACGCTTATGCCAGACCCCCTGATACAATCGCATATAACGTTCTTTAACTTCGTCGGTAAGCGATAAGTTATCATCAAGCGTAAAGTGCAAGTGTAGGATTCGTTTTTCTTCAGCTTTATCAATGTAATCCGTTTTAATGTAATGGTACGGTGATTCCGGATTACAGTTCATCCAGATTTTAGAATTTTTAACAGAGCAGCGGCCAATCATCTGTTCAACGAACGACCGTGGAAACAATGCAGCTTCATCAGCCAGCGCTCCGGCGGCAGTCAACCCTTGAATCACATCCTGACTGGCTTCATTGCTTGCACCGAAACAGTAATATGTATTACTGCCGATTGTTATATAATTCTCCGACCGATTGTATGTATACGGCACCTGCATAGAGTGCAGGATTTGGAACATCGGCCGAAGCAGATTACGTTTTAATGCGCCGGACGACCGCCCCGCCACGATAAACGCCTGCCCCTCAAACTGACTGAGTGACCAAAGCAGAAACGCATTCACCATAGCAATTGTCTTTCCGGAACGAATTGAGCCGTCCGCAATAACTAAATCATAATCGGCATACGGCGAATTTTCCGGCATCCACCATGAGAGCAACTGTTTCTGCTTTCGGGAAAACGGCAGAAATTGAAACGATGCACCCCTATCAATTACCGCCATTATTCCACACCTCCGACGTTCCAGCCTGTAACGCATTTATATAGCCCGCCAGATCGGGCTTGCCATCTGCAGACCCCAGACGTTTAATATTCTGTATTTCTGCCCGCATCTTATCAATGCGAGTAATACGTTCCTCATTCTCCGGAGATTCCGGGAGCATATCCTCATATATTCTTAGCATATGTGATAGTGTAGCCATTGCTCTGGCTTGTGTATTCAAAAACGACTGCCATTTATCAAAGACCAATACTTTCTCGGTATGCGTTGATACGGTCACTACCCGCTTACCGGTCGTATCCGTACTTACAGTTTTATCCGTAGTAGTGACTTCCGTATCTCCTTGTCGGATAAATTCAATCATCGCCTGCCACGACGTCATGATCGCGACGAATTTCAAGCTAATCAACATCCACTGTATATCAAGCGGAGATACGCCCCGCAATTCAGCTGCAGCCTTGAGTGTTTCCGGCGTAAGATACCGGCTGTATAAGTTATGCCGCAGACCGCGTGCGCTTATTACCGATTTTTTATTCGAATTACTGCGCCATTTCCGAAACCAACCGTAAATGGTATTTTTATTTAACCCATATTTGCTGGCAATTTCGGCGGCAGCGACACCGCGCTTGAAATCGTTGTAAGCAGCATTATACTTGTCCTCATTCCGCCGCGGCATCACCTCACCTCCGCAATGTAAATTATAAATCTATATAATCAATTATTTCATCACCGCGATGCAGCTTCACATCAGCAGCAGTGCCTACCTGATTAATATATCGTTTAACGATCACATCACAGTACACCGGATCGAATTCAACCGCCCGGCATTTACGTCCCGTTTGCTCGCAAGCTATCAGCGTACTGCCGGAACCACAAAACGGTTCAAGCACGATTTCATCTTTGCGGCTTGAATTTAATATACCTCGCGTACAAAGCGCGATCGGTTTCATAGTCGGGTGATCTGCCGATCTGGTCGGCTTCGGTATGCGCCAGATTGTCGTATCGGCGTCCGTGCCGGAATCAACGACCTCATAAGACGGTACTTTAATATTGATATCCTGCATATCAGTCTTGAAATTCAGCACATAACCATCATCCGTTTCCGTAATAGACAGCGGAAGATGTTCATCAATCACAGTAGATTTATTTCGCCCACCGTAAAATTTATGCGAACCATCCGGCTTCCATCCGTACAATATCGGTTCATGCTGCCATTGATAATCCTGCCGCCCTAAAACAATCGTATTTTTTACCCAAACCAAGCACTGCTTTAACAGCAAGCCTGAATCCCGAACCGCCCGCCGGAATATATCGCCGGAGCTGTCCGCATGACATATATAGTACGCCCCCCCATTTTTGAGCACTGCCGCCATCGCAACGAATGCTTCCGACAAAAACAGGCGAAATTCATCATCATCCATTTTGTCATTCTGTATAGTGAGGTGATCTTTAGTCTTACCGACATATTCCACGTTGTACGGCGGATCGGTAAAAATCATATCCGCCAACTGCCCGTCCATAACTACTTTCACGTCGTCCGGATTAGTAGAATCCCCGCATATCAATCGATGGTCACCCAATTCCCAGATGTCGCCCGGCTGCGTTATCGGCTCCTTTATATTTGCAACGGCCGCCTCAGCATCGAAATCATCCTCACCGACGCCCTTTCCGGCGGCTTCCGATTCAGCCTCGCCGACAAGCCTGTCTATATCACTGTCAGAGTAGCCGGTTACAGCTGCAAAATCGCCTGTATCCGCCAATAACTGTCCCAGCAGGTCATTATCAATATTCGACAATTCCGCAATACGATTATCCGCAATCAAATCTGCATATTCCGCCGCTTCCGATTCATATTCCTGCACATCCACAGGCACCTCTGTCAGCCCTAAGGATAATGCAGCCAGCAAACGGCCATGACCACGGACAACAAAGCCGGAACGCTTAGATATAGTAATCGGAGCACGCCAGCCTTGCGTCTGTATGATTTTTGCCAACAAAGCAATCTGCTTATCGCTGTGCTGATTCGGATTTCGCGGATTCGGAACCAACGTCTCCGGATCGCGCATGTCTACATACGCACAATAAACCGGTATCATAACTTACCTCACGCACAATGTAAAAAGCGCACCGTGGGAAGGTCAGTGCGCTTTTTACTTAATTAAGGAGAGAGATGAATCATGGAAACATTCAGGAGTATTATTTCTTCATCTTCACGCTACCATAATATCACATTTCGATGTACTTTTTTGTACTTTTTTGTACTAAACTCATTTAAAACTGTAAAAGTTCCGGCGGAACAACACGGGATAAATGCACCAGAGAATCATCTTTACGCTTGTTCAGCGGCGTCCTTGCATAATTCATAGCCCGCATAATCTCGTCCCACGACTGATCCAACATATACCAGCGAAGCAGAACCGAGTAAGAAACATTATCCGTTTCGTAAGAAATCACGTTTAATGCCCGCTCACGATACATAATCGATTCAGCGATCGCTTGCTGTACAAGCTGTTCATAATGCTCGATAGCAATAAACAGATCGGACATATCTTTTTGATTCGACGATTGAACCCGTTCAGACAACGCCGGAGAAGATATTAATTCAGCATCAGCCCGACATTGCTTTAACTCATCCTCCAGCGCGGATAACCGGTAACGCTGCCCGCGAACACGTTCCAAAAAACTGCATACATCCATCATTATTCCCTCGGATTGATTTTCTTTCCGGCGGCCGCTTGCTTGAGCCACTCATTAAACTGCAAACATTTAGCCATATCCCGTTCATACGGCTCGCCCGGTTTCTTCCCTGCACGGCAGAAATACTTAAACATACTGCCCTTGAGCCAACCCCTGAATTCATCCGGCGTGAGAATATCCTGCAACATTTCCACAGGCTGCAGCCTTGCGCCGTCAATCTGATAATGCTTGGCGGTAGCCGCTGAACCGTCGGAAGATTCGTCACAGGATTGATTATTATTGGACTGGGTTTTCTGCTTTGATAGTTCACAGTCTATACCTGCTGCCATTTTCCGCAAATATCGGAGTAGCACAAACGCACTAATTCTCTCATCGTAAGTATCATGATACTCAATATATTTAATCAAAGCGTCTAACCAATTTAATACTATTTGCATATCCATTATTCCGCCTCCTGGTCTAAAATCTGCATTTCAGCCAAGTCTGCCGCGACTTTATATATTTTTGCATGTTTCGTGTCTGCGCCGTGAGTTTTTTTGACCCTTTCCCTAAACTCCGCAATAGTCCCGCAAAAACACCCACATTTAACTGATATACCACCATCTATGTCCTTGTAAAACGTTGTAAAATCGTTACGGCTACCAATACTGCCGATAAGCATATAATCTGTGGTGTCAGTCACCCGTGCATTATCAGCCACCCATGCGTTGCCGTTGTGGCTCAGGTTCTTTTCGTCCTCGATAAATCCGCCAACTTCTCCTTTAACGACATCACCAAAACCAATCAAAGCACGTATTCTTTTAAGCGTTACGCCTGCTACAATCTTTGTTTCTCCTGTGAATTCATACTTTTTCATAATACATTCTCCTGATTTTCAAATTCACTAATAACCGAGTAAATTAAATCTTCCGCTTTTATCAAATCGCAGACGATATACAGCTTCTGTCCCCGCATACCCTGCCGCTCATAATCCTTGCGCGCCTTATCAATTATTTCTGCCGCCTGTTTCAAGCTGTCAATATCCATTATGCTTACACCTCCACAAACCAACTAATAAACTATAAATTTCATCGCCCCAGCGTTCCCAGAATTCCTGCATATACCACTGGAATGTATTTGTATCCGGCCACGTTGCATGACCGATAACCGGATTAAAATTATACGGCCATCCGATTCGGCATATACCGTATTTCTGATTTTCCGTGAGCGTTGTCCCGCAACCCCGAATCATAAACAAGTCCTGAAACAAATTCACATTCCGTTTTCGAGCCTTATCTAATAATTCCGTCCAGCATTGCCAATCAGACGCTCCATACGGGTCAACGATTATTTCTGCGGCCATTTTCTGCAATTGTGGACTGAGTGTTCGCCTTGCATTCATCTCCACCCGCTTAATTATAACAAAATTTTCTAAATCGTTTATAATTTGTTTAGATTTAGTTTTCATTCAGTTTATCCTTTCGCAAATTCAAAGTCAGATATGCAATCGATTTTCATCGAAATACTGAACATTACACACGTACGTGTAAGGTTCTCAAGTTTCGGAATACCCATAAAATCAGGTGAATCGAGATGGTTAACAATCATTACACGTAAATTCCAACATACATATTGCTACTTAAAAAGACCTCTTTATAAACATCCTTTACTAAAGATATAGAGAAACACGCCTTATGGATATATATATATTTACGTGTAACGTGTAATGCATACTATGTTTATACAGACACCATCGAACGAAAATACCATTACACGTAAATTACACGGATTACACGTTACATGAAGTCACATCATCAGGAATCGCGATCACCCTTACCGATTTACCTTGATACCATACGACTTTTGCAGTTCGTTTCCATCCATCTGTCCCATCACTGCCCGGTATCTGTCCGGCCTGTGCCAATTCCCTAAGCGACTTCTCATAACTTATCCCTTCGTCTTCCATCGCCTTCCGCAAATGCGCAGGGAAAACATATGTCGTATTCCCTCGGATGAATCCATAGAGCGGTGACTGCATATGGATATCACGCGACGAAAATTCACGCTCGAAGTGATTCGGATTCGACACGATCCAGCTCTGGATAAATTCCCATGCCCGATCCGGATCGGACATATCCCGTGCTGTAAGCAACGATTTAAACACCTCTGACACCAGATATAACGCCTGTCGCATAGCTTCAGATTCAGCGATATTCCAGAGCCACATACTCGACAACACGTCCGCCGTCATAATAACTGCCATGGCATCCACATGAGATGATGCATACTCCGCATACGATTGACTGAGCTTATCGTGCAGGGATGTCCAGATATCATGTGCCTGATCCTTACCGGACAGCAGCCTCCGGATAAATTCTGCTCCCGCCCAGCCGTAATCTTGCATTTGGTGGACGCGCTTTGCAAGTTCATCCGGCATAACCGGAAACGTGTTTATTTCCATAATTCGGTTTCTGACGCCACGAACAGATGTTTCTCGTGTAAGCGGTTCTTCTCCGTTGGCCATGCCGATCGTCCGCCATGAGGACGTTTTTTGCAGGCCGGTTTTACTGGCACGGCCTTTTCCTTTGCCGCCTTCCAGCATGTATACGATGTATTCCAGATATTCCTGCTTCTCGCGACCCTGACCGGCCACCTGCCGCTCGTTAATAGCCGCCGGAAAATCGGATAATAGTGATAACCGACGCTCTAATCCAGCCTTAGTTGTTAAGAATGACGTCATGAGCTGATCCGGATTACCCCAAACGGACAATGCGGCCTTCATAGCCGCTGTCTTACCGCCGCCGGACGTCCCCCAGAAATAGAGCATGAAATTACGTTGGTGAAACAGATAGAGTAATGGAGTAGCTATAGATGCCGCGAGGATCAGCCGCGAAAACACATATTGACGAACCTCTCCCGCCGTTTTCATCCATCCGGCCATAGTACCTGATACCTGCATGGCCTCCGTGATAGCCCCTTCATCATCCATTTCAATGGCATACTTCGAAATAGCGGGCAGCACGAATTCATCACCGTAATGACGCCAGCCCAGATTGCCCACAGAATATTTAAGTGGAATAGCATCCGGATTGACCGATTCCAGCTGCTGCAGAAATTTAACGAGATGTTTCGCAGTCTCCGACGATACGTTCAACCCGTAATCCGACAGCTTAACGATAGATCGTGCAGAATAGACCGTCGACCGCTGCTGCAGCACGGTTCGCCATGAATTGTAATATCTGAAGCTGAGTTCCAATTTTTCTTCGGATGTATCCATGTTATAGACACGGCCGGTAATCACCACCGGCGTTCCGGAAGCGGGATATCTGATGATTTCGCCATCCATCCGCTGTTTATATTCCACCACTCCGGTTTGATCAAACGAAAACCCTGCAGGTATGATAAGGTCAATAGGACAATCAGAAACGAGCTGTGCGGTCGTTTTTAAGGCCTTGCGGCCGTCGGACGATACAGATGTACCCCCGGACGTTTTGGACGCGATTTTGAGCCGGTTTTGGCGTTCTTTGGCGATTGATTTATTCAGGTCACCAAGATTAACTGCCCCCTGCAGCTTTGCCTTGAAACGTGCGAATTCAATGGGAGCCTGCTGCTGTACCGTTGCCAGTGCGCCGATTACCTCCGGCGTAAATACCGTGTCCGGTGTCGGATTGGCCACTGCCCGCACGGTCGCGATCGCCTGCGGCAACTTCCCCAGCGACCAGCCCGACGGACATTTGACAGGGCATTGATCACAGTACCGGAAGCCCAGCGTGTGCTGTATGTAGTCACAGGTGGTTGGCGACATATTGTCCAGCACCTCAGCAATTTTGCGATCCGTATCTGCAGATGTGTACCGCTTTGCATCGATTTTTGACAATTCGTGACACGCTTCGATACCGTCAGACGCCCGCGCCAGATTCGATAATGCCGCCACCCATTCCTCATACGTGATTTTTGTGGCGTCCAGCTGACAGTGCTGCAGAAATTTACAGTTTGCTATCATAGCAGCTGCATTGCCGTCCGTAGGATTCCGCTTAAATCTCGGTTCCCGAATTTCGGCGGCAGGTTCAGCGACGTCCACATCCAGAGCCGTGAAAACGGACAAATCATAACGGACATCCGATGATTCGATAATTTCGCATTTGACCGGCTCCATCGGATTTTTGAAATTCCATGTTCCCGGCACCCGCAGAATGCGGGATGGATCAGTCGTGGAATCTACCGTCCACCCGCGGGCAGCAGCGTTGTTTTTACAGACTTGCTGTATTTTTTTGATCGCCAGTTTAACGTTGTCTCGTGTTTCTGTTGTCAGCATAGCTGGCTGCTTTAAGATCCAGTATGCATGCAGACCGTGTCCGCTGCTGACGATCACGGACGGCGGAATATCGGCCGGTAGTATAAGTTCTGCATATTCAATATTCGGCGGTAACTTCTGCGATGCATGAGCGTTATCATCCGCGATATCGATGTCAACCCACAAGCAGCCGAGGGCGGAAATATTGTCCGCAGTTGACCGCTTATTTTCCGCAACCGGAGCCGGAGTGCAGCCGAGTGAAAAATAGACATCAAAACCGTCGTCTGTCAGCCGCTGCGATAACTGCGTCACCGCCTCCGGCATGTCCGGATTGACCGGGATGGGATATGACCGCTTATGCTGTAGCGTCCACAGATATATCCATCCCGGACAGTTCCGGAACAATTCCGCAAAAAATGATTTAATATCCATAATGCTCCCCACTTAATATCCGCTCCGCATCATTGACGGAACGGGCAACCCCGCAATAACAATGATTCTGCGCCATCCATTCCAGCGTAAGCCGCTGTTTCCGACGCAGTCCGCCGTGCGGTGTTTTGATTTCAAGCGCGCAAAACACCGCGAGTTTCGTGCCGACCATCTCCGGCGTTATTGTGATTTCCCGGAATCCGAACAGATCCGGAAACCCGCCGGGAAGTCCCGTAGAAAACGGATGCGGATGTAAAATCCGCAGACAGTCGGGGCTCTCCCGAATAATCGTTTTTCCCGTCCATCCCGAGCCGACATTTGCCCGGAAAAACGTTCCGAGCTGATTTCGTGATAGATGAACGCGTATTTCATTTTGAAGCTCATGTTCAAGCATATAAATTCACCTCATTTTTATCCGGATTGCCGGATGCCTTTAATTTCCATCATCCGGCGTACCCATCCGAATTTGTAACCTCGTTTGACAGCAATATTTTCAAGATCCGCACGGCTTCGCGCCCGTCCGACTTCCTGCCTGCGCCGGCGTTTTTCTATGATTTCAAGACTTTCAACTTTTGCAAGCAGTCCATCCTGCGACGTAACCTCATTCTCCTGAATCTCCGGGCAATAGCCGCAGTATGGGCAGGTGCGCGTCGGCGTATTCCAGACCTGAAAACATTTCATGCATTGATGCAGCGTGAGTATTCGGTTTTGTTTTTTCTTGGCTTTTGATTCCAGCGACCAATCCTGCGGTGCATTCGGCAGCCCGTGCCGGAAACAGTTCCCTACATGGTCGATGATCACTGCCCGCTTGTTCGGATTATCCGGATCTGGACGCAGCGGCCGCATGGATTGCTGTATAAACAACGTTAAGGACGCCGTCGGACGAGCAAGAATAACCGCGTCCATCCCCGGCACGTCAAATCCCTCGCCCAGAAGATCGACGTTGCATAAAACCCGGAGTTTTTTACTGCGGAAATCGGCAATAATTTGATCCCGTTCTGCCCGTGGTGTTTCGCCGTCCACATGAGCGGCAGGGATATCCGCTGCTCGGAATTGAGCGGCCACATGTTCCGAATGAGCCCGGCTGACGCAGTAACACACTGCCTGACGCCCGTCTGCCAGCTTTTGATAATTCTTGACGATATCGCCGATAATATCTATATCATCAACCACGGCGGACAACTCTGATTTGACATAATCACCGAACCGGATATGCACCGTTTTTAAATCGGCCTTGAGCGGCGGCGCGTAATAGTCATACGGTGTCAGCGATCTGCGGCTGATTAAGTCGTCAACCGTCGGTCCGACAACTAACGATTTAAAGATATCCCCCAGCCCGTTACCATCCAGCCGTGCAGGCGTTGCCGTGACACCCAGCGTGAGAGCTTCCGGAAACGCGTTAATGATTTTTCGCCATGTTCCGGCTGTAGCGTGATGCGCCTCGTCGATGATAATAAAATCCGGTGCTTGGATTTTATCCAGCCGTCGTGCAACGGTCTGCGTACTTCCAATTTGCACACTTGCGGCATAGTCACAGGCCGCTCCGGCAGATATGATCCCATGATTAATACCCATAGCCGAGAACGTCCGATCGGACTGGTCAATGAGTTCCCGCCGGTGCACAAGAAACAGAACCCGCTTACCGATGAGTGCTGTTTTCCCGGCCATCCAGCCCACCATAACCGTCTTGCCTGCTCCGCAGGGAGCAACGGCACAGACGGACGGAGAACCGGCGGTGTATTCGGCGGCAATACGGTCAATCAGATCCCTCTGATAATCCCGCAGGGCAATCATTTATCTTGACCACGGAACACCGGCCGGAGCCTGCGGCATGCCGGGGAGCTGGGTTTGCTGCGGAGCGGCAGGCTGCTGATACGGTACCGCTGGCTGAGTATATGCCGGAGCCGGTGCTGCCGCCGTCGGCTGCTGCTGATACGGTATGGCTGGTTGAGTATATGCTGGAACCGGTGCTGCCGCAGGCTCCGGTGCGGTTTGCGGTGCTGTCGCAGTTTGCGGCGACCATGTCGGCGTATTGTCCGCGCGGGTTTCGACAAATTCCATGCCGTCGAGTACCGCATTCAGCGTCGCCCGGGCTTCGCCGTCATTTCCGACATATGCGGACGGTTCGATATTCCGCACGTGCGCAACGATACGGTTTCCTTTTGTAAAATACTGCATAATCACATCGCCGCGGCGTCCGAATACTGAAACATTCACGAACGTCGCCGCCCGATCCTTGCCGTTATCACATGCCATAGAGAACCTGACATATGCATCTCCGCCATTCCTCGGTGTAACATGCTCCGGTTCCCTTGTTAATCTTCCGTAGAGTGTAGCTGTTATCATAATTCATTCCTCCTGTTAAAACACAATTTCGCCATCTTTGACTTCCGCAATTTGCGCGAAGCCGTTCCGGCTTAAGTAATCCGTGATTTCTTTATCAAGCGCCGCCAGATCGTCCGCCGTTATATCAGCGGCTGTTTTTCCGGACGGCTTCATCCGTTCCGTGAGATACGCGTCCAACGTCCCTGAAGCGTCCCACTTCATGTCATGCCAGATCCGGGACAGGCGTTTTTTGTAAATATCCACCGCTGTCGGTGCCGCAGCAGGCATAGCGACCGGTGCCGGATTAACCGGCTGGATCTGCGGCTGCGGATCCACGAGTGCGGGAGCTTCTCCGACTGTTAGCCAGTGCAGCAATGCTTTTCCGCACTCTGCAGACGGCGTGAAATACTGCCCATCAAACATATTTGTACGGTCTTTGCTGACCGTAGCGGTGTGATTTTGACTGAGGTCGAATACTGTAGTGAATTCATACTCAATTCCGTCGCGCTGGATCGGTGCCATGCCGACCTTCTGTATCTGCTTTTTTCCGTTAACCTCAATCTGCATATACTCTGTTTTTGACCGCATGGTCGCTATAATATGCAGCGGACTATGCAGAATCGTCTCTATCAGCTGGTTATACAGCGGCGTGATTTCCCGCCATGCTGCCCATCCGTTTCCACGATATTTGCTTTCAGTGGCTTTACCCTGCTGGTCAAGCAGACCGCCCTCACCGCTCCATGCGTGTGACAGGCTATCAATGATAATTAATTCAAAGCCTGCATTTTCTGCGGTGTGAATCGCCTCTATATATTTTTTTGGAGAATATGGCGGATTTATTGTGACCGTCGAGTAATCACCCAGATCTGCATATAAATCTGCAGATCCGGATTCTGTGTCAATCACCGCCACCTTGCTCATCGGCACAATGCCGCTGGCGATGAGCAAAGCAGAATACGTTTTCCCCGCTCCGGAAGCTCCGGAGATCGCCAGCCGGAGCTTCGCTTTGCTTCGTTTTGCTTTCTTAAATTCAATCATTGTTATCCCTCCTCAATTTCCATACTATATTCAATTCCTGCAGGTATCTGATATAAGACGTCCTGTACGTCTTTATAATCCATCTCGTTTTTGAGCAGGATCTGCAAATTCATCACCCGTGGCCATCCGGATGTGACAGGAATCGGCGGCGGTGCGATTGTGACCTGCACCGGCTCCGGTGCCAGTGCAGCAGCGGGGGCAGTGCGGGCGGCAGCTTCAATTTCAGATTGACGCTCTGCGGCCTGCCGGATAAACCCCTTGATTTCCGCATTCGGCTTTTCAAGTACAGTATCTGTTAATATGCTCGGTGTAAGCGGTGTTGCCAGATGATACTCCGTATTCACAGTGTTTATATATGCTGTGCCCATTTCCCGGCGGGTTTCCTTGAGTTCCGCCAGATTGTCGGCAGTGATCTGTTGTGAATACAAATCCGACACGACATGGTCTATATCAATGCAGGTCTCCGACCACTTCGCCGTTTTATTAAACCAGCGTTCCGGAATTTCAAATAACCGGTATTCCTCCCGCAAGCCTGCGGCGTCGGCTTTTGCCGTAAATTCCCTGCCGATCGCCGCCTGCAATTCATCCCGGCGTTTATTTTCGTACACGTCCAGCTGCTCTTTTAGCGGAGCTTCTACACTGTTGACGATCGCCAACAGGTTCTTACATTGCCGGGCGAAATCATCGACCGGCTTTTTTAATTGCCGCTTGCCATTGATTTCAAACTTCTGGATACCTGTCCGGATTGATACGACTTCCCGAAGAGTTTTCTCCATGTCCTTCTGGTTTTCGTCCGTAACGACCAAACCTGTATATTTTTCAACGAGGTTTGACAGATACGCTTCGACGTCTTCAAAATTTGTTTTAACTGGTAATACTTCCGAAATGATTTTCGGTTCTACCGCCGGAATAATAATTGCTTCTGCTTCAATTGTTTTCATGTTTGTCCTCCCGAATGTGTTATAATAATTTGTGAGAATGTGCCAGCTTTAGCTGGTGGCCATCGGATATTGCAGTATCCGGTGGCTTTTTTTATTACTGTAATAATCATCTTTTTATATAGACATCCTTATCCCTGCGCCCGAATTGAATGGCCGCATCGTAGTCCTCCATGAAGATGTCGATGCAGTTATCGATCCCGCATCGGTCGTTTACGATGTATTCCACGCCGTCAATAACGACGACTGTACCAAACGGCAGAAAGTTACAAGCCACGCCGCCAACGTGAACTGGCTCGCCTGTCGCGGTAATCGTTCCGCTGTCGTACGTGGTGTACGCGCTACACTCGGCAATAAGCCATTCCGCATTGACCGGAAAAATACTTACTAAACTGATTAAAAAAGCTGATAAAAGTTTTCTCCTCACTAAAACACCTCCCTACCATTCAATTTGTCTAAATATGTCATAAATCATCGCCGGAACACTGTCTCCGTTTATGTTCGCCCGGCGTTTTTCTTCTCCATAGAATGTAATGTCTACATACTCCCCGTTATCTTCTTCAATAAGTTCAATGTCCGTCACTCCGCAATCGGAATAGTCCAGTGCTTTCTTCAGGTGCATGAGCGCATTCTGTCTTTTGCTTCTCTCGATGAGTGTCAAAAATGCAAGATGTTCATTCTTTTCTTCAATTTCTGTTTTATTTACCTCCTGTGGTTATAATAGAGGCGGAAAGAGTACCAACCTTTTCCACGCCGATTGATAATTGCAGTTATCAGTCGGCTTTTTCAATTTTGTTGAGTTCGTTAATAATTTCAAATAGAATTTCTTCACGTATGCTTGCTTTCGCTGCGCTCATCACTTCGCCTTTTTCGTCCGCATCTGTCCAAGCAATCGACTCTTGCATGTACCTGCGACGTACATATTCTTTGATATGTTTAAACTTTTCTGCGTCAGTCATTCCCTCGCCTCCTTTACTTTTAAAAACCTTGACTGTCTAAATCTGACTTTATTCCGCGGATAATGCATTCGATTTCGTGCTCCATGAGTGATGACGCATTCTCTTTGCAGATCTCCAGTGCGTTCAGAACTAAATCCCAATCATCTTTGACAAGCGTCACACTAAATGGTCTGTCATCCATTTCTTGCCTCCTTCACTCTTACAATGACAATCATTCCCGACTGCAGGTTTCCTACATCCCGGATCCTGTTGTCTTTCTTGGTTTGCCAGACCAGCTTTCCCATATCATCCTTATTTGTGGCGATTCTTGCGCATATCGTCCAGAGCGTATCGCCCGGTTTTACTTCCGCCTGATATTCAATCAGACGGGTGGGCGGAGCGGTTATGTACTGATACGCTCCGGCAGTAATTCCGACAACCACTGTGGCAGTGATAAAAACTCTACCCCATCTAATTTTGCGTTTTCGCACTTGTAATACCTCCTCCTGCACGGTATGATTCCACTGCCCTGCGGACATCCTGTAATGTAACCGCTGCCATTCGTGCCAGTGTTTGCTGGTCTATGTAATAGTCCCAGCGCTTAGAACCTTCTCTTCGGATTGCCCAACCGAGATCGGTTTTATCCTGCCGGAGCGACCACCGCAGGAAATCCGCTGATATCCCAAGCAGGCGGGCTGCTACGACGACCGGTATCTTCATAAATTTTCACCTCCCAATGTAGACTGTCAATCTACTTTTTAATTAAAAAAAATAGTGTCTCTTTCTTCAGGGGAAAGCTGCAGTAAATCACTAATTGCTTTCACCTCAGATGTCTTAAATTCAGAATTTCCATTAATTTTGTTCAACAATCCCTGATACGTCAGGGATAGTGCTTCGGCTATATAAGACAGCTTATAGCCTGACATATTTAATTTTTCTCTTAACTTTTCTATATCGGTCATTTCCTTACACCTCCTCTCGGTAGACCTGAAATCTACACCGATATAATAACATTGAGTTGATTATAAGTCAACTTTTTTTTACATTTTTATCAAAATTTATTGAATGATAGTCTACATTTTGATACAATGTGATTGCTGGAGGTGAGATAAATGGACGACAATAAAAAAGTTTTTCTCAAACATCTCGGACGACGAATTCGACTATGCAGGGAGAATATGCATATGTCGCAAGAAACATTAGCGAAACTGCTGGGATATAAATCGAAATCATCAATTAACAAGATGGAATCCGGTATTAATGACATCCCACAATCCACATTAAAACAAATTGCCGACATCCTGCATACAACACCTACATTCTTAATCGACGGCGACACCCCCGATTCTGCCAAACCAATTTACCTCCATGATTTACTCGAATCCTCACAAGTCATGTTTTTTAGTAAAAATGGCAAACCGATATCCGAACAAGTCCGGAATGAAATCAAAAATTATATTGAGTATGTATTATCAAAGGAATCCGAAGAGAAATGAAAAGAATGCTTCCTGTTGTTCTTGATGTAATCAAAAAATACGGAACAAACGACCCGAACGAAATAGCAAAAGCTATGAATATTGCTGTAAAGAAAGTCCCGCTTCCGGATGAAATTGGCGGATTTTTCCTAAAAGCACTGACGATAAAAGAAATATTTATAAACGAAAAAGACGCGTATAATACGCAGAACGTATCACTTGCCCACGAAATCGGGCATATAGTCCTGCATCGTGCAGGCGATCAGCTATTCACCGTCCATCCGCTGAAAAAGCATACCGTCCGCAAGCAGGAATATGAAGCGAATAAGTTCGCGTTTCTTCTGATAGCCCATACCTGTCTCCGGAATAATATTCAAATGATAGACGGCATTCAAGGTGAAAAATTATTGACATTCGACGGCGTACTTGAATTATTAGATATATTCAAGAATTATAGTTGCTATCAAGAGGTGCCGAAATGAAGAAATTCATTATTTGGTTTTTTGCAATTGCCTTATGCCTAAGCAATGAAGTGTTTCTCAGTATTGGATTAATATATCTCTGTTACAAGCTCTATAAAAAATATTTCAATGAACGTGTAAATGCATTTATCAGCGGCCACAGTGCTGATCCGCAGACCAGCATGCAGGCAATACGTAACCAGATTGCCCCGACGATCTATAAATACTTGACACCGTATACCATGGCATGGAAAACGTGGCCAACGAAAATCACATTAACAAAATATGATTATGCGTCAATTCGCAATTTAACAGAAAAAGAAACCACAATTGACATGAATGAAATAACAGAAGAGCAATTCAATCAAATGATAGACGAACAATTGAACAATGCTGCTAATGCTTTATTTTGTAAAAATTTTGACGTTAAGATTCATGAATCCGCATCGCCGAATTACGTAATAAATAAAACCGCTCTTATAAAAACATATTATGAAACTTTCGGAATGAATAAATTTTATATTCTACATCTTATGAATTACTCGAAAAAATATCAGTTCCCGCTTGAAGAAAATGAAATTATTACCGAATTAACGGAAATTAACCGCCGCATCGCAATAGAAAAGCGATCTGCGGCAATAGAAAACTCTATAACGAATAATCGTCCTATTATCTCTAATGTAGATATCCATTACATAGATTCTCTGGACGGCGTCGCATTTGAAAGAGTTCTTGGTAAAATATTTGAATCTATGGGATATTCTGTTCAGTTCACGAAAACATCCGGAGATCAGGGTGCAGACTTACTTTTATCAAAAGGTGATGAATTGAAAATCGTGCAGGCGAAGTGTTACAAAGACAATGTATCGAATAGCGCCGTACAGGAAGCAGTGGCGGCAAAAGCATTTTATAAATACGATCTGGCGGCAGTAGTCACAAATAGTCATTTTACGCAGGGAGCAATTGATTTAGCGGAAGCAAATGGTGTTGAGTTAATTGATCGTGATAAACTAATTGAATTATTAAATGTGTATCCGATTCCCCGCACTTAATCAGGAGGTGAATAACAATGCGAAGAGCGAACGGCTCCGGATCGGTCTATAAGCGTCCGGATAATGCGCACCGCCGGAAACCGTGGGTTGCCGTAGTGAACCTCGGTATGACTGATACCGGCAAGCGCAGAAAGAAAATCATCGGCAGCTTCGAACGCCAGCGGGACGCGCAGGCTGCGCTGGAAGCGTACAATATGAATCCGCAAACGGCGGCAGCAGCAGACATCACATGGGCGGACATCTGGGAACGTATCAAAACTGGACGAGAACGCTTGAAAAAACCGTTAAGTAAAGTTCATTTGATGTACTGGAAAAATCACGTCAGCAAAATTGCAAGTCTGAAGATTAGCGAAACAAAAACATTGCATTTACAACAAACCATAGACGAATCAAATGTTTCCGCATCCGGACAATCTGGTATCATGACTGTCATGCATATGCTTTACAGATACGCTATCGCTAATGACTTGATTATTAAAGATTACTCCCGGTTCGTCGTAACTGCGGAAAAAGTTAAATCGGATATTCACAAACCGTTCACAACAGAAGAAATGCGATTATTGTGGAAGCATTGTAATGATGATATAGCGCGGATTATCTTAATACAGACTTATACCGGCATGCGGCCGAAAGAGCTGGCAATGATAAAAATTGACCATGTAAATTTATCCGCCCGCACAATGACAGGTGGGCTAAAAACGGATGCAGGGCGCAACCGGACGATACCAATCGCAGAATGCATCCTACCGTTTGTTACATATTTTTACAGTATTTCCAAATTTGCAAAACATGAATATTTAGTTATGCCGGATCGGCAGCGTGGATTATATGGTAAAAATGGCCTGCTTTCCATAACCTACTCATACCGCAAATATTTTGAGGAAATAGGTATTGCAGGACATCTCCCGCACGACCCCCGTCACACATTCATAACGATTGCTGACAATTATAGCATGCCGGAAAAAATTCAAAAAATGATTGTCGGGCATGTTTCCGGCAATAATGTGACGAAAGATGTGTATACGCATAAGATTATCCCGCAGCTCATCGCTGCCGTTGATGCATTGCCGCATGGCGAAAACATGACAATTTATCCCGACGAAAATGGAAGCCAACTGGAAGCCACAGATACGAAATAACGCATTTTAACTCAAAACACAAAAACAAAAAAGATAGATAACGTCGATGTTATCTGGCTTTTACTAATATGGTTTATTATAATAGCCATAATTTAACAGAAAGAAGGGATATCTATGCAGAGACTTATTTCATATAATCATAAGGGCCTCCGCCAATGGGGCGTCCTTACA